TTAACAGTTTTGTTTTTTTTCTTCTTCTCGCAAGTACAAAATTCTAACAGTAACCCACAGTTATTACAATATATTTTCTTCATTTAATGTGCCTCCTATATATTTCTAGTATCTCTAGGGTCTCCAAGAGCTACATAAGAATTAATTGGTACCGCTGGTGACGCGTCAACTCCACCAGTTAGAGCTGTTGCTGCCCAAGAGCCGTTAGCGCAAGTCTCAGTAGTAGCAACCGCGTTACCTCTAGTTCCTGTAGTACCAAAAGTTACTACGACAGTATCACCCGCGCCATCAGCTGCTCCATATGTACCATCGCCGTCGCTCGTAATGGCTCCAACTAAAGCTGTAACTGCCGCTGAAGCAGTTGCTCCACCAGACACGTCTACCAAGATATTACCTTCAGTAACAGCGCCAGTAGTATCAAATTCATAAGTATCTCCACCAATTGTTACTGTTTGTGTATCTGCCACTACTCCAGAAAATGTAAGTGTCCCTGTAGCAGCTACGCCAGCTACAGTATTTCCACCGGTAATTGCAACTACTATGCTTCCACCTACAAAAGCTCTAGCGCCACCTAAGTCTATATCTGCTATAGAACTAGCATTGTCTGCAGTTAATTCTATAGTAATAGTGTCACCATCAGCGTCTGTTAAATTCGCAGCATCAGTACCGCTTATGTCTTCTGCATCTTGGACAGTAAGTGTTACAGTGTAAGCTGTAGGATTTCCTATAGCTAATCCTGTGGCTAACCCGATCACTGCCGACAAGAATTCTGTTCTTTCTATCCAAAGAGTAGATGATGTTCCTGCAGCTAACGCTGTTTCAGTAGCATTCAAAAGTTGTTTTAAATTTGTATTTTGAATAAGTTCTTTTTTCATCTAGTTTGCCTCCTATATATCTCTAGTATCTATAGGATCGCCAAGAGCCACGGCTACATTTATTGGTATAGCTGGCGTTGATCCACCTGTTAACGCTACTACTACGCTTCCACCAATGTAATCTCTAGCACCGCCTAAGTCTACATCTGCGATAGAGTTTACGCTGTCAGCTGTTAACTCTATAACTATGTCGTCTCCATTAATGTCTGTTAAATTAGCTGCTCCTGAGCCGCTAGCATCAGTAGCATCTTGAACAGTTATCTTAACTGACTGCCCAGTAGGTGAACCACTTGCTGCACCTACGGCTAGCATGATTACAGCTGATAAGAATTTCGTTCTCTCTACCCAAAGAGTAGACGACGTTCCTGCTGATTTAGGTGTTACAGTTGGATCTAGTAATGGCTTAAGTGTTGTATTTTGAATAAGTTCTTTTTTCATTTAATTGATCCCTCCTTAGTTAGCTTTCACTTTATTGTAAATAGCAAATCCTTCAGCATGTCTAAGTGCGAAGTCGTAATAAGAAACTACTTTCACAGCCGTCATGTCTTGTGAGAATAAGTCAATTGCTTCTCCGTTCTCATCATAGACAGTTGCTTCATTAGAAGTAGATACATCAAACATTTTTTGTTCTCCTACTTCAAATTCATTCCAGTCTCCGAAGTATATGTCAGTATATTTATCAGCGGTAGATCCTACAGCTATCTTATTGAATAAGAAGAATGGGAAGCCATTAAGTGTACCTCTGTTCATTTCTTCTCTGAAGATAAAAGCGCCATTACCGTCAGTTACATTGTAGAATTTAGCCCATAAAGTTCCGTTCATTACAAACGCTCCATTTTCTAAAGCTACGTTTGTACCCATAACAGTACCTATTAAGTTAGAAGCTGTTGTACCATCAACTACAGCGTCTAAATCTTTTTTAGAAACCCCAGCGTAGTTGCCTACTCCTTTAGGAGTCCATACTGTACCTGTTCCAGTTAAAGCAGTCTCATTCATAGTCACAGCCATTTCTTTTAACATATCATCTAAAAATCTTTGGTCTGCGTCAGCTGTATTATTCATTATCAATTCATTTGTGAATATAGCCATCGATACTTGCTTCTTAGATGTCAATTTGATATTACCTAACTTTTGTTTCTTACCTTTAATCTTCTTACCTTCTCCTATGAAGAAAGATAATGCTCCAGATGTGTGTACTGGTAAATTAAGATTCCCATTAGGCATAGGTGATACTCTTGCACCGGCTTTAAACAAAAATACCTTTTCTCTAAGTAACTCTACAACTTCACCATACATTTCAGGTACTAAGTAACCACCGTCTTCAGGATTAGTAACATTGTTGAAGTCTTTTGTTTTTCCTCTGATAACGGCTTTAGTTAATCCTGATCCTACCATTTTAACAAAGTTTGTGTCATTTCCATAATGCTTCTCTGCTGTGTCTTTCATGTACTCATGTAAGTTTTGAGAAGAACCAAGTAATTTGTGTTGTAATTGCATCTTAGCAAATCTAGCAAAAGCGTGTCCTTTTTTAAGACCGTCATCTGCTAAATGTGTTCCTTTAGTTTCTTGTGCTGCTGGATTTGTGAAGAATTTAGCTAACCCTTCTTTGTGATCTTTTGTCATCCCTATGTCCTCCAATTTTTGATCTACTATCTCATTAATTTTCCCTTTAACTTTCTCAGCTGTAGAATCAGCTACGTTTTTGATAATTTGTTCTGTCTCTAAATTATTATTTGTTCCTGGCATGTTCTTACCTCCTAAGATTTATTGAATTTTTTGTCTATGACACTGTTTATAATGCTGTCAATGTCTATTTCGCCAAGTTTCTGTTTTTCAGTCAGATTATCGTCCTCCTGAGTGCTCACAGCAGTGTTTCCCGCTGTATCGCTTATAGTTACTACATCTACTTTCTCTTCTACTGTACCAATTTCTTCTGCTATTTCTTCTGTCTCTTCTACTGTACCAATTTCTTCTGCTATTTCTTCTGTCTCTTCTACTGTACCAATTTCTTCTGTCTCTTTTGCCTGCATAACAGCTGTTAATTGTTTTATGTCTTCTGATACCACGAAAAGCTGCTTACTAATATCAGCGAAAGCAAAACCGTTTTCAGCTTTAGACTTTATAGTTTTCATTTTCTCAACCCACACTTGGCGCGACTCTACCTCTGTAACATCTGCTCCTAAGGCTATGTTATCAATGATGATTGTGTAACTGACCTTGCAGTATTTGTCAACATAGACGTCATTCTCAAACCCATATACGTTAATTATAGCATATTTTAAGTATAACTCACAAACGTAGCAGCTTAAGTCAGCAGAGAAGTTTTCTTTGATTGCGTCTGTAATCAGTGTTCTGAGAGGGACTTCTTCTATAACATCTATAGTAGCTTTGTTTCTAGCTCTTGCATTACTCGGTAAAAGAACAACTGATAATTCAGTTTGTTCTTGTCCTGCGAAGTCGATACCGCCTTTAGCGTTTCTAGACATTTTATCAGGGTCAGGAATAAATCCTACGCTGAATGTAATATCTTTGTTAGCCATCGCCATTTTCCATATCCTATTGGCTAGCTTCTCTCCATCTGTCCAAGTTTCAGCTTCACCTTCTGGTGTATCTAACTGAATATCATTCCACCAGAAACTGTCTTGATAAAAAGAATTAATAATCTCTCCAAGTCTACGATCTGATGTATCATGAGTGCCGTGTGTGTCTACTAACGGTGGGTTGTAGTCAGGAAGTGTCCATTTTTGTGGATCTATCCTGTCTAAGTCTCTATCATAGTCGCCGTCACTAGCTTTTACTCTTATAATGCGCTTATCTTCATCTAATATCTGAGCTTTTTGCTTAAGCATTAGATTTTTTTTGTATTTTTTTGACATATTTACCTCCTTTCCCATGTTACAGGCTTAATAAACTATCCTCTATCAATTGTTGTATCTTGGCGAATCTCTCAGAATACACATCAGCGAAGTCTTCTTCAGCCTCTTCAGCTCTAGAGTCTTGTTTTTGCCAATGTTCGAATCGTTTAGTAGCATCTTTTTTATCAAATTTAGCTCCTATAGTGCACCTACAACCAATGTTTTCATCTGCTGAGCTAAACTGCCCTGGTGCTGAGGCTGTATCATTGTTAAATGTCTCAAACTTGCTATCTACAGGTACGGTTTGCCCATCTAAAGCTAAATGTGTATCTCTAGTTCTATCATCTTGTGTGGATATCCATTCTTTATAAGGCACATCAGCTTCCTCGTAGGCCTTCAAAGTACCATAGTTTACAGTAGTCATTGTTTCAGTTCTAGCTATCCTACTTAATTCATAACCACTCTTATACCCGTCAAAAACGTTATCTAGTCGTTTAACTAAATCAGACATATCTTCTCCATTGTTATAGCTCTCGATGATTTCATTTCTAATATTTTTCTTTAACGTATCATCTATCATTGTTATTCTATCTGCTGCTGTGTCTTCCATAGCACTAATAATATTAGGATTGCTTATCTCCCAAAAGTCTCCTGCTTCTAATTCACCTAAGTCCACTAATGTTGCTGTTCCTGTTTTCACCAACAAAGATATATATTCATCTATCACATCTTTGTTTAAGTCTTCGTAAGCTACAGAGTCTATTGTACCAATTAATTCTGCTAGTCTCTCCGCATCACTCGCTTTTTTAAAATTTTTATCTGTTCTTATAGACTTGATAGCAGCTTGTTCTTGTGTAGTTAAATCGTCAAATTTTACCATTCTAATTCCCATAGGGATAGGATAAACATCGTCTAAACCTTCTATGTCAGAGGCTCCTACAGTTCTACGATGCTCATTAATCGAGAAAGCCCAAGGTGTAGTTTTTTTAGTTTCTCTTTCGAAGTCTTTGTCTCTAGGTACTACACTTCTAAATTTTAGTTTCAGTGTTTTGTTTTTTTCTTGGAATTCAGGAAGTAAGAAAGCATTGTAGTGCTCTGTCATCAATTTTAATCTAGGTGTTATTACCTGCTTAGCGAAATTAGTCTCTGCTACAGAGGCTGTTGCTTTATTAGAGTTCTTGCTTCTTCCATATAATTCTTCAGGCACTTGGAATATGTTCATGATAACATCTCTTTGATCTTTTCTAAGATTATTAAGTTCCATGTCCTTAAATTCAGACTGTAACTTTACTGGGTGAATCTTACCTGCTAAAAAATATGGTAAGTATCTCTTAACCCACCCTTGATTATTGTTTAAGAAATTATCTCTTAGTCTTTCTGCTTGTTCTTTATTGGCTCCTTCTAAGCCCATAATATACGGTGGTATAGCTGAGTTAGCAAAGTATTGTCCTATCTGCTTACCGGACAATTCGTGTATAGATAACTCATCGTTTAAAGACTCGCCTTTACCAGCTCCTCTACCATATATGTCATAAAGGTCAGGCACTTTTATATACATTAATTCTGTAATAGGCACATTTTTAATCTCGTTCCCTACTTGTAATCGCCAATATGGGTAACCTGCTCTAGGCAAGCCTTTTATAAACCTACAAGATATAGGATAAATTCCTTCTATCTTATTGTTTACATCTCTATCAAATAGTAGTAAACATTCGCCTATGGCATCAAGCCAAGCACTTGTTATATAATCTTGAGTATACCCTAACAACAAAGGGTTAGGGCTTCGCAATAAATCAAGTATAGGATGCTCGACTATCTCAGAAGTTTCGCCATTCCTCAGCGTTTCTTCTAAATAGTACTCAGCAGCCGCGACGTTATTGCTTCTTATATCAATTGCTAGATTAAACCATGGGCTCTTGTGCAGTATCTTCAATATCTCAGATTTATCTCTGTTAGACACAGCTTTTCGGCCGCTCATAAGAGACATAAACTTCTCTGACATGTCGACCCAGCCGCTATTACCACTCTTTTTTTGTTTAAACATCTTTAAAAAGCTCATTTTTCCTCCTTTACACGAACCAAAAATCATTCTCTTCCTTAGAATTTATCATCTCAGCTACTCCAGTAAGAGCATCTGGAGCATCGTCGTGAGCGTTCTTCCCTTGTTTAGAGTATCGTGTAAGAGCTATATATAACTCTGGCCATAGTCCTTGCCAGTACTCAGGAAAATAAACGTGTTCTTGGATCCACGCTGCTTGTGATAATATCCTTGCTACTTTATTCTCACCTTGATGAAACCCGTCTATACTACAGCCTGTATACTCGTGCTCATTTATCAATTTATCTTCAGCATATAGTTTGAAAGGATGACCACCGTTGTTATACTCTATTTTAGCAGCATTAGCAGCGTTGTCACAGTGCTTCTTTGCCCATAACGGTATAGTTATACTCATATCATCTTGAGTGTATATCACGTCTACTATATAAGCTTCAGACTTATATTCTATGAATAAAAAAGTTGATAAATAGTCTGCGCCAGTATCTGCCGTATCTGTGTAGCTTTTGACAGGATAACCTTCAGTTATGAGACGCTTTAATGTTTCAGTTGAATAGTTCTTAAAACCTCTTTGGTACATAAGCCCTTTCTTAGGCTTAGGATTACCTTGATATAGACTATCAAAAATCACACTATTTTTTTCTTGTATCAACAAGATGTCCTGCAAGGAATGCCGCGCCGGCCACAGAGGCTCTCCTTTTTGTCTAGGATCTTCTTCTAATGTGCTCTCATTTTTAATAGCCTCATAATTGATGTACCTAATTCTCTCACCTTTGAAAAAGGCTAATAGTTCTCCGGCTAAATCATCTTCTGCCCATCTAGTAAACAGTAAAACAATTTTACTTTTATTATGAAGTCTAGTCCATGCCACAGACCAGAACCAGTGAGATATTTTTTGCTTAAAACTAGCGTTCCATCCTTGCTCTGGATTTTTGTAAAGGTCATCTATGATTAATAAATCAATTGTTTTGCTGGTTAGCGGTCCTCCTACTCCTACAGATATAAAGTACCCGCTCTTATCTGTTTGAAAGATATAACTGTTCCTTTTAAGATCGTTCTTCTTAAGACCACCGGTACCTGCTATCTTAGTATCAGGAAATATATCTTGGTAAGTTTCAGATGATAAAATTTCTTGAACGTCATCGTTAAAGCCGCTAGCAACTTCTTTTGAATATGACACAGACCCTATTCTTAGAGTAGGGTCTTGTCCGAGTGAGTACGCTGGAAACCGCCTAGACAGTATTTCGCTTTTTCCATACTGTGGCGGTGCCGTTACTATTAAAATTTTATCATCTGAAGCCATGAAGTCTTCAAGATTTTTACAAATACTTTTGTGGTACCAAATACAGTCATAGTTTTTCTTAGTTACTTTTATGAACGTTAGCAGCTTTTCAGAAGCTTCTCTTTTCAGCAGCTCTAACTGTATTATTTTCTGCTTATATTTTTGTAAGACAACCGATCTTAAGTCGTCTACCGACGTCATTTGTCTAAGGCACTCAACATCGACTGTAACTCGTCAGCGCCAAGGGTTTTAACTTTGTCCTCGAAACTAACTGTGGCAGTTTGAACGACCTCAGTCTTGTCCGTGTAATTGTGATTGTTTTTAGCGTCGAAGATAAACACAGTGGCGTTTATTTTATTTTTAAATGCTTTCTGCTTCTTAGCGTGGAAAATTTCTTCTTTTATCCTTTTTATAGAGTTACGGAAGGCTGGGTCTTTCTCA